CGGAACCAGCAGTATGACCCTGAAGCAAAGCGTTAGGAGCGGACAAACCTGTCGGACCATAAACCTTATACTCTAAAGGAATACTAGGATCAATATCAATCAAAGGCGCATACTGCCCAAGAGAAATCTCCACACCAGGGCCCTTTTGCGGCCAAGGCAAACAAGAAGTAAAATAATCATGACGTTTGCCACGTGGCCGAAGCACATAAGGGTTATCACTAAGAGTGGCCGAATCGGGACCATCACCATAAAACTCAGGAGCGCGAATCTGGAGGTTTTGATCACGATACCACTCGTTCCATATAAGATTATATGCCCTGAATGGCAGCGCATTAACAAGCGCATAATTACCCTGAGCCAACCAAGGCGCAGGAGGTATCCCAAAAGCATCAGCTAAACCGCCGTAAGAGTAATCGGCTGGATTCAAAAAAACCTCAGCCTCAGGTATTAAATAATCGGTAGAATCGCCGGGGTTGCGCTGCTCACCCTGGAACTTCTTCCAATTATCCCACAATATGCGACATGGAACGTAAAAAAACTGCATATCGATAAACATATCATCCATGATTGGGACCGTGAGAGGGGAAGCAAGACGCGCAAACATATTAACTCTAAGATTGAAAGTATCGCCGGGAAGAACCTCATCGAAAAAAGCCGGGACCAGATACCCGGCATTCATTGTCAACTTATGCGAATAAGAGCGATCAAACTGCGAACGAGGAAGTTCAGCCCGAGGAACAGATGCAAAGGTATGAGAGATGTGATTGGTAAACATAATGTAAAAAAGTAAAATAAAAGACAAGTGAAATAATTGAGAATGATTCTCACCTGTCAGTCGGCACATTTACATCAAGTAAAGAACCATGTGCCGACTTCAACATGAAATCAAAGTGATTACAAACGCAAAGAACTTACTCCAAGCCATAACAGGGAGTTTTGAGGAAAACTAGAAAGCAATTACTGACTCGGCTTCGCCGAGGGGGTATCAGAAGCCACCGGCGGCGCCACAGGCGCCGCAACTGGTTGTGATGGGGCCGCAGCAGAGGGCTTACCGCCCTCAAAAACGAAACCCATCCGCTCAGCCTCGGCCCGATTGTCCGGGGAGGAAAGCCATGAAACAAGGGCTTGCATCGAATTGCCGAACCGTGCCCGAACGGCTGAGGGAAGGGAATCAAAATCACGTTGACCTTGAGCGATAGCAGACTGAACGGCCAAAAAATCAGACATCGCGGTCAAATCGCCAAACATAGGACGACGAAGCTCGCCAGCCGGTGGGTGCAAGGGATCGTAAAAAGACCCGGTCTTAGTATACCGAGTAACAAGAGTTCCAATGTCAGATTCTTCGACAAACTCTTGTCGAGTCATAGACTTATCAGTGAAGGTAATTCCAACGTGTGGTGAAAGATTATAGAGAGTTTGAAATTTCATAATGTAAAAAACAAATAGAAAAAGAAAATTAAGGAACAACAGGAGCCTGAGCCCTATCATCTGAGAGAATCGAAGCAACAGTACCAAGGGGAACAGGAATATTAGGCTCATCAGGCATAATACAAAGACCACGAAAATCCGACCAGCCGATAAGGCGATACAAAATAAAATCAGCCGGATACTTAGAAGGAAGTATTTCAGCAGAAGATTTGAGAGAAACCGCGACGGTGCGACGAGCGAGAAAATCATTTCGCGCTACAAAAGGCGGAGTAAAACACTCCCCCTTGCAATCATATAAGGAATAGAGACCCTGCGCCTTCGAATTAGGACTAGAGGACATTTCTTCGATGGATATTTGTTTCATGACGGACCAAGATTCCGAACCCTCTGAAAAAAAAACAACACTTTTTCGCACAATGATTATTATGTTACTTACAACCAACAACTTACATTAAAAATAGTTCACAAGTCGCGCACTACAACGCGAGAAGAACTTTGACGACGAACAGCATAAAGGCGATCGAGCTCATCCCAATCGGGCTCGCGCGACTTAGCAGCTCGCTGAACCTTTATCTCCGCCATAAGCGTCGAATCGATCCGCTCAAGACACTTATCGAAATACCTAGGAGGCTTACATGGATGACCACGGGAAAGACAAGTATCCGTATTGGTAACGTCCGAACGAAACTTATCAAACCAACCAGAAGCAATGCCAGGGCGACGAGACATGCGAGAGAACTCGGGATGCAGAGGACCGTAATGATTAGTCGCATCGGTCCCGAAGTATTTCTTCATCACATACCGGGCGACATACGCACAGGACTCGAAGGAGACTTCACCGGAGGTCGTATGCCCGAGTCCCCAGAGTGCATCGAGGTGAGGAGACCGGTAACCGTGGCCAAAACGGCCAGTAACAGGATCCAGAAAAACAGTCGACTGATGGTCAAATTTATGTCCGAAGAGAATCGCATGATAATGCGGCCGATTAAAGTTAGAACCATACTCACCGCAAGCAAAATATCGAATTTTTTTCGGGGCAATGGATTCCCGAAGCCGCTTAAAAAACTTAGTGAGGTCCTCGGGGACCAGAGAACCATGCTCCGGCAGAAACTCCGGAGCATAGGTTAACGTAATAAACGAATTTTCCTCATGCAAGGACGCCTCATAGACACACCGCATAGCCCATTGACGACTATGCTCCAAACGACACCCAAAACACGTCCCACACGGAATGTAAAGTCGCCGACAGCTTAAAAAATCAACGGTCGGAACCAAACCAAACGTAACCTTAGTCTCCCCAGACTTAACCAAGCCACGAAACGCTGGCAATGGTTTATAGCACGGCATAAAACATCAAATACGAAAACCACCACGCATAGGCGTAGATATCAAGTTCTTAGGATGCATGTTTTTCGCCGTGTGCGTAAACATACGACGGCTAACACCTTTAGACAGTTTTTTGCGAAAGCGTTTCATAATTACTCCTTTCTACTTTTGACTACGTTTATTACGCTCTTCAGCTTCAGCACGTGCTTTAGCTAATTGATCAGAAAAGTATTGCTTAATATTATCCAAACCTTTCAAAGCAGCAGCACCTGCTGTTCTAGCTGAAGAGCCAATCGAAGAAGCGATTTCACCACCATATTTAGAAAGACCTTGCCAAATACTCCCACCGAGACGCTCAACTGTGGGAACAATACCAAGATTATCCGTTCCGAAAGATTTCATACGGAAAAATTCTTTCCTTTCAACATCTGTCATATCATCCAACATTTCAAGAAAGCCATCAGTCTCCGCTTTCTCCAGAACAGCCTGCGCAGAGTTAACGCGTGCTAAAGCTTCCAGGTTGGAACCAGAAGCACGAGCCGCATAACCTTCATCCAACTTCTTAGCAGAATCATACTTAATATTTCTAAAGGTTTCATCAGCAATAGCGCGATCACGACGGCGTGATGAAACAGCCAACGCAGAAAAACCGGAACCAATATCTGGATTCGAAATCTGCGCCACAGGAGACGAAGGAGTGGACGCGCCCGAACCACCCGTAGCAGACAAAACAGGATTAAGACCAGCAGCCTTTAGATCGGCAACCTCACGCTGATGCGCAGTATTAGACATTCGCTCAGCGAAGTCTTGCGCATCATGCTGAGCCTTGCGGTTAAAATCCGCCTGCGCTAACGCAGACACCGCATTACCACCAACCTGAACTAATTCTGCCCATGGAAACGCCATAATTTAAAAATGATCCATAAGCCCGGGAACCGAATAGGTCGGCATCACACGAGCAGTCTTCAATTGGAACCAAAAATCCGCCAAAAACCCCGCTCCAGACACTGCGGGTGAGACAGCCGACACGCGAGCAATGGGAGGGTTCTCCCGTATGAATTGATCGGAGAGGGTAGGGAGAGTATCAAACTTCTGAGATAAATGCCAAATATCCAGGGACTGCGGAGCCGTGGAACGAAATAGACCGGAAATTTGACTCGGGTGATAACGATACTCAGCAAAACGCTCTTGATAGCCAAAAGCCTTATTGTCATCATCATTACATTGATAGTAGATCTCCTTATTAAGAACAGCCTGCTCACCTAAATGTGCCAAAACCGGCATGTAAAAGTCAAAACGAGTCCTGCGCGACCAAAGACGATTTAAGCCTTGCTGATATGTAAGATTCGCCCGAATCGAAACCAACCCAAAAACATAACCATGCTCGGTAAACGACTTAACAAAACCGCTTTCGACGGCACCGACAGCACACCATGCCGCTTGATTAGCTTGAGGAGTTCCTTCGTCACTAGACGAAGTCTGCGAAACAGGATTAACAACAATAGGCCGAGTAAAACCGCCGAGATACTCCGGACGCTGTAAGGAAGCATCAGGAGCAACTACACCAAAGTGGGACCGAAGGACTTCAGTATAACGAGTTCCACCACGAGCATCGCGCTCAAGCAAGCGCTGTAACTGAACGGCCTGCCGAAGCGAGTTAATAGTTATGGGAGTAGCCGAAGACAAATCCGCAAAATATCGACCTTCAAGTTGCGGAGAACCCATAAACAAAGTTCCAGACGGATTTGTAATTGTCGACCGAGCCAAGTGCAGGTTTTCAACATCGGCGGAACCAGCAGTATGACCCTGAAGCAAAGCGTTAGGAGCGGACAAACCTGTCGGACCATAAACCTTATACTCTAAAGGAATACTAGGATCAATATCAAT